CAACCTCAATATTCTCTTCTGCTTGACTTTTTTTAGCCATAATATAATATAATAAAAATGTTAATAAAAGTAATAAGCACCCCCGCCGATAAGACGAGGGTAGTTATTACAAATGGTTTTTAGCTTGTAGCTTTCAACAATACGAAGTTGTTAGCAGCTTGAACACACAAACATCTTTCAGACAAGAAGTGTACGTTCATAGCGTCTTCTTCGCTAGTGTAGTTACCACCAACAGATCCAGTGATCCAAGACTTCATTCTACGATCGTCAGCTTCAGAAGCTCTATAACGAACATGTAAGAAAGGTCGTTGGATGTTAGTACCTAATCCTTGATCGTAAACAGTTGTTACACCAGCTGGAACGATAACACCAGTAACGTCAGCTACTAAACCTCTAGTAGTTGAATCATTTAAGTATTTCCAGTCAGTTTTGTAGAAATCGTAAGATCCTCTACGGAAACCAGAGAAACCTAAGTTAATTGCCATATCTGCAGAGTTTTCAAATACACCATAAGAAGTACCGTCAGCTCCGTAAGAGTTTTGAGCAGCAAGCATATCATCAATACCTAAAGCAGTAGCTCTATCTAAGAAAAGCATGTTTTCTTCAATAGCACCTTGTTTGTCAAGTTCTACTAAAATATCATCAAAATCACCTAAAGTAGCAGCTCCAGAAGTAAAATCAAGATCACTATAAACAAGACCTCTAGACTCGATAGCAGAGAAAAGACCTTCACTACCAGACTCAGATCCAGATGGTAAGTTTCCAGCAACACCTCCGTCAACTAATTCAGCTTCTACCATAGACATTTCTAGGTGATCTTCAAAACGTAGACGTGATTCATGCTCTGATTTTAAATACCAAAGATATCCAGAGGTTCCAGCTTCAGTAGTAACTTCAACCCAACCGATTTGAGCAGCATCAGAACCAGTTACTTTATACTTATTTCTAAGGATAATTGGTTTGTTGCTAAAAGTAGTGAAATTAGCATCAATTGAATTTCCTGCAGTTGTAGAACCTTTACCATACTCAGATCCATAAACAAATAATTTAATACCTGTGTCAGCATCAGTTCCTAATCCAGTAAGATCAGCAGCGCCATAAGGTTGAACAGTTACTGTATCAGCGGCAGGTTTTCCATAAACATAACCTTTGATAGTTGTAAATCCATTAGCAAGAACAACAGTGTCACCAACAGCAATTAATTCTGCTTTTTGCTCAGCTGTTTGTCCTCCTGCAGTATCTTCAAAAGTAAGTAAGTTAGAAGCTCCAGTTGTTAAAGTCATATCATCAAAAGCGATATGTAATCGACCTTGCTCAGACCATACAACACGGTCAGAAGCCATAGGCATTTCAGCACCTACCATACGTAAGAAACCAGATATAGTACGATTTCCGTATCGCTCTACTTCTTTTTCGTATACTTCAGGTAAGAACTGTTTTGTAAAGTTAAAATCATTTCCAGTAATAGAAAGATAGTTATCCGCAAAAGCTGATTTAGTAGCTCGCGGGGTTAAGTGGTTTAATTGCGCACCAGCAGGTGTACTTTTAGGCACTCCAAATGCTCCCATAATTTTTAATTTTTAATTTGTTATTTTCTAATTTTTATTTTAAAATCAGAAACATCATTACCTTTCACAGCACGTACAGACCAGCCATTAGAAGTTGTAGTTTTTTCATGGCCCCGTCTCGGCTCCATATCTACGTTTTTCGATCTAGCCACACTGTCTTTTATAGCATCGGCTTTGCCTTGCTCATAAAAATGTTGTGCTATTTTATCGGCGTTCATAGCTGTAAAAAGTGATTTATGGTAACCCTTAGCATCAGACATCTCGTTGTTTTCATTCAAGAACTTCTTGACAAAATTGTTAATGTCACTTTGGGTGCTTTTCACGTTTTCCACATCTTTTACATTAAAACGATATTTTTTGTCTCCAACAGAATATTCAAAACCTTTGAAACCGTTGTTGAACAAATCGTTTGTTTTCTTTAAAAATGTAGTTTTTTGACTTTCAGCTATTTTAGACGCTTCTTCATTTTCTTTATTGTATCGGTTAAAAAACTCAACCGCTTTTTGCTGATCAGGTGTAAGCCTAGAACCAGCTTTTATTTCATCGTAATATTTAGACTTTAAACCTTCCATGTGGTTTTGAGCTTTAGCAAGCTCCTCTTTGAAAGCTATTTTTCTTTTTCTAACATCTCTTTCATCATCTAGCTCTTCATCATAGCTAAAATCTTCCATTAACAAGTCGATGTCTTCTTTGTCTAAATGCGGTTTTGTGGTTTCGTAATATTCTCTTAATAGTTGTTCACTATTTAATTTAGAATAATCTTGGTTTAATTTAACATAATCTTCAAGAGTTCCTCCAGTATCATTAATAAAGTCTACAACTTTTTGAACGTTTTCTGGTAAATCAACTCCGGTTTGTTTTTGTTCTTCAATAGCATCAACAACCTGTTCTGTTAATTGCTCTGTTTGCTCTTGTACTTCTTCTTCAGTGATTTCTTCAACTACCGGTGTTTCACTCCGCACATCTTCAACACGCTGCTCGGTGTTTTCTTCAACCACTTCTTGCAATTCCAGGTTGGTTTCTTCCCCACTTTCAGCGCTTTCGTCTGTGCTGCGTAGCACGCTTGCATCTGTGCTTTGTTCTTGAATGGCATCTTGATCTGTGTTTTTTAAATCTCTTAAATCTACTCTTATAACACCATCATCTGGTGCTACAGGTTTAGAAACTTCTTGATCTACAACATCTTGTTGTACTTCTTCTACTAAAGAATCTTTAACTTCTTCGTTTTCCATGATAAAATATTATATAATTACTATTAGTTATTATCACCTGGGTTATAGTGAACCTAAATCAAATCCACTGCCTAATATATCGTTCCCAGATGATTCAAAATTTTTTGGCGGTAGATCGTTTTTTCTTTGAGCTATAAGTTCGCTTTGCTGTGTAGCTTGTATTTTAGTTCTTTCGTCTTTTCTGTCTTCTTTCATTTTGTCTTTATTAGACAAAACTTCACCTTGCTGTTTTTGAAGCTGCATGTTAATTTGAAACTCATAAGCCATTAACTGTTTCTTCAACTCAGCTTCTCTCATTAACTTTTCTGCTTCAAAATTAGCTTTAGCTTGCTCTAACTGTATTTTACTTTGAGTTAAAGCATTTTGCTTTTGGACTTCTAATTGTGCAGCAACTTGTTGTGATTGCTGATTAGCTTGTGCTTGAGCTTGAATATTTTGCTGTTGCAATAACTGATCGCGCTCCATTTTCTTTTTACGTCTAAGCTTTAGTAACGCATTAGCTAACTTTATGTTTTTAACCTCTCTAACGTCAATAGCATCTTCTAGGTCTATAGATTTTTGAGCTATAGCCATTTGTATATTATTTTCTAATACAGCTTTTTCTTCTTCATCTGGCTGTAGTTCTATAAATATACCAAAGTCGTATAAGTGTAATTCACTTAGCTCATCTAACGTAGCTACATTGTGAACACCTATTTGCTGTATAAACGCATCTTTCGTTGGTGAATATTCTAATATATCTGATATTCTAAGCGATAAATTTTCTGCTAAATCAGATGTTATAAATAAACCGCCAGTCAATATATGTCGCGTGGCTGTATTTGAATTAGCAGCCGCAAGTTTCTGCACGCCAACTAAAGCATCTTTCGAAGGTGTACTACCATCTCTAGCTTCGTTAAGACCCGTCACGTCACGGATCATTTGCAGATAATAGTTATATGTATTTATTAGTTGAGGTATTTTATTACCACCAGATCCACTTGCTATTTCTTGAATAGGTACTTTACCTGGATTTAAATCACCTTCTTGCGTGAATGATCTACCAATTACAGAACCTGTCTGAAAGAACATGTTTAACGCCTCTTGCGGATTATAGTTAGTTCCGTTGCCAAGATCAACTTCAGCTAAACCATCAGCATCTAAATAAACACCGTCTGGTACCATACGTGATAATACTTGCTGTAGTTTTAAATGTGTTAATTGGATCATGTCAGCAAAACCAGTTATGCGGCTAACTAATGACTCAATTTGTCCTTTGTACATACGAGGAGCACAAATGCTATAATTCATTTTGACTTTAGTAAAGTCGCTTTTAGGTCGCAGCATATTTTTAGCCATCTCCCATTTAAGCAATTTATTCGTACCAAGTATCATTGCTCCTTCATATAAAGTTTCAATAGCTCTTTCA